TATGGAACTTACAGAGCATGTTAAACCTGCTCCTAAGCCAGAAAGTGTTAGAACTTACACACCTCAAGAAGAGGAGCAGTTTGTATCAATGGTACAAGGTGGTTCTTTTGTTGAAGAGATTGCAGAAGCTCTCGGTAAGAGTGTAAATTCTATCAGAGGTAAAGCATTATCATTACTAAGAAGTGGTGACATCAATGCTATACCAAAGCAAAAAGAGACTAAGGGTTCAAGCAAGGCAGACGTCCTAGCTGACTTAGATATCTCAGGCATGTCAGTTGAAGATATTGCAAATGAAATCGGAAAGACTGTTAGAGGTGTTAAAACCATGCTAACAAGAAGAGGACTTCAGTGTGCAGACTACAACGGCGCTGCTAAAAAAGAAATCGGCTAGTTAAAATTTCTTTCGGGGGCTTCTATCACGAGTGATGGCCCCCACTTTATTATTTTAGGGAGGTAGAATTGAATCTTGCTTCGGCACTTATAAAACAGATAATTATACAAGATGATATAGAAACTTGGAGTGCACTTAAGGAAAATTACCTAAGTGGAGACCTTCAAGGGATTTTTCGCGTCTTGAATAATCATGTTGAGTTATATAAGAAACTTCCTACCTTTGAGGAGTTACACTTTGAAGTAAGAGATGAAGCTACCCTAGATAAAATTTATGCGATAGAGTCTGTAGAAACAGATATTGACGCATGGATGCTGTTAGATTATTTAAAGAACGAGTATACCCAAACAGAGATATTTAAAGAGCTAGAACAATTTATTGACACTAGCATAGGGTTTCAAACAGCAGAAGAAAATATAAATACTTTATCTGATATAGTATTAAACGTATCGGATAGAGTTGATTTAGTTCCGCCTGAGGAAAGTATGCAAAGAATGAATATATTTGAGTCAGACGAAGAACTTTCAAGATATTTACCACTTGGATTAAATGCAGAGTATGATGCAGACTTTGCTTTTTCACCAAATGATTTAGTATTAGTTGGTGGTAGAAGAGGAGCTGGTAAATCTTTGACTTGTTGTAATGTTGCAGTCAATGCTTATAATCAAAACAAGTCTTCAATCTATTTTACTATCGAGATGGATAGTAGAGCAATACTACAAAGAATGTGTTCCATAGCAACTGGAATACCAATGAAAAGACTAAGAACAAAAGAAATGGCTCCACTAGAGTGGCATGAATTAGCAAAGTGGTGGGCAGGAAGATATGAGAATGGATTAGAGATATTAGCTAAGTACTCTAACATAAAAGAAGAATTCAATGATTTTCATAGAGATTTAACAAGAGAGCCACTACACAAAGAAAGACAACTAGATATTGTTTATGACCCTGGGCTTACATTAGGAAGAATACAAGCAGAGCTAAAACAAAAAGTAGAAGTTATAAAGCCAGGAGTAATTATAGTAGACTATCTAAACCAAGTAACAAGAAACAACAGACCAAGCCGATCGGGTCAGTACGATTGGATAGAACAAGTAGAGATTAGTAAAACACTAAAATCATATGCACAAGAGTATGGAGCTATGGTATTCTCTCCGTATCAAACAGATTCAACAGGAGAAGCTAGATTTGCAAAAGGCATACTAGATGCTGCCGATGCTGCTTACTCCTTGAATGTTTGGGAGCAAGAAGATAACTGTATGACATTCAATTGTGTAAAAATGAGGAGTAGAGAAATGAAATCGTTTACAAGTGCTGTGAATTGGGAAACATTAAGGATTGGTCCTGAATCAGCAATGAATCCAGAGGAGAAGTCGGCACTAAAAGAACAAATGTTTGAGGGAGAAGGAGCGCAAGAAGAAATTAGATGAATGTAGAAGAGCTTCTTATAGAAAAAGATATAGAGTATACATCTAAAGGTAAAGATTTTATAGTTAGATGTTTAAGTAAAGACCACGACGACCACAACCCCTCAATGAGAATAGATAAAGAAAGTGGTGTATTTCACTGCTTTTCTTGTGGTTATAAAGGTCAATTACATTTATTTTTTGGACTAAACCAAAATGTGCTAGACTCAACAAGAAGTAGATTAATAAATAAGATAAGATTAAAAAGACAATCAACTACTGGAGTAGAAAAACCTAGTGGTTGGTTACCATACAAAAGTAATTTTAGAGGTATCTCAGCTGGTACTTTTGAAAAGTTTGAAACATTTACAGCAGTTATTAGCCCTTTCACAGATAGACTATGTTTTCCTGTGAGAGATATATCAACAAAGATTGTTGCCTTTGTTTGTAGAGGGAAGAGAGGTATGACTCCCAAATATTATAACACTCCCGTTGGAGCCAACTTACCTCTCCACCCCATATCAGCAAGACCAATAAATGACACAGTTATTCTTACAGAGGGAATATTTGATGTTCTAAAGTTATGGGAAGGTGGATTAACAAATGCAATGTGTATATTTGGAGTACAAGGAGTAAACGAAGATAAGTTATCCTTGTTAAAATTAAAAGGAATTAGAAAAGTCGATGTACTACTAGATAGTGATACAGCTGGGCAGATGGGAGCAGAAAAGATAAAAACAATATGTGATAGGATTAACCTAGACGCAGAGATTAAACAATTACCAGAGGGTATCAATGATGCTGGTGACCTTTCGGTAGAACAAGTGAGAAACATGAGGAGATTATATTATGGCAAGAATAGCATTAATTGAAACAAAACCCTCCAGACAAAAACATCTGGAGTTTGATTTTGTTACAGATAGATTTGCTCTTTGTTCCGACCCAAGTAAGAAAAAAGTTCTAAAAGGAGATGTGGACTTAGAGATAGATGTAGATGACTTTGATTGGGTAATTCTTGTTGGGTCAGAGCCAACAAAATACTTTACAAAGATAACATCAGTTACAGAGTATAGTGGTAAAGTAGTAGATAAAAAATTTATACCACTAATTAATCCAGCGATGTTAAGTTTCAAACCTGAAATGAAACAAAAGTGGAAAGAAAGCATAGAAAGTGCAGAACAGTATGTAACTGGCCAACTAAAACAAAAAGAATTATCGGAAGATAAAGTTTATGGAATAACAGATAGTAGAGACTTATATGTATTTTTAGATAAAGCAATAGATTCAGACTATGACTTTATTGCACTCGACTGTGAGACAACAGCGTTATACCCCAGAGATGGTTATATGCTAGGCTTTAGTTTATCTTATGAGCCTGAGCATGGAGCGTATGTGTCAGCAGACTGTATTGATGAAAAAGCAGAACATCTCATGCAACTATTATTCGATAAGAAAAGAGTGGTATTTCATAATGCTAAATTTGATTTAGGTTTCTTTGAGTTTCATTTTGGATTTAAGTTTCCAAGATTTGAAGATACAATGCTATTACACTACGTAAACAATGAACAACCAGGAACACACGGGTTAAAACAACTATCACTTAAGTATACAGACTATGGTGATTATGAAAAACCTATGTATGATTGGATAGAACAGTATAGAAAACAACATGGAATATTAAAAGATAGTTTTCAATGGGAGATGATACCTTTTGATATTATGAAAAAGTATGCTGCGATGGACGCAGTATGTACTTTTATTTTATTTCAAAAGTTTGAAGAATATACTAAAGATAAAAAATTCTATAAAGTATATACAGACATACTCTTACCTGCTTGTAGGTTTTTAACAGATGTACAAGACAATGGTGTTCCATTTGATAAAGAAAGACTATGGAAGTCCACAGAACTAATGCAAACAGATATAGAACAAGCTATAGAAAAGTTATATGAGTTCAAAGAAGTAAAAGAGTTTGAAGAAAAAGAACAAAAAGAGTTCAATCCAAACTCTACTATTCAGCTTCGTTCTTTACTTTTTGATTATTTAGGACTAGAGCCAACAAGCATAAAAACAAGTACAGGAGCAACCTCTACAAATCAAGAGGCTCTAAATATACTCTCGGAAAGCCATGATGTTCCAAAACTAATATTAGACATAAGACAGAAAGTCAAAATTAAAAATACCTACTTAGATAAAATTATTCCCGCACTAAATCGTGATGGAAGATTAAGGACAAATTTCAATCTACATGGTACAACATCAGGAAGATTAAGTAGTAGTGGTAAACTTAATATGCAACAAATACCTAGAGATAACCCAATCGTTAAGGGTTGTATAAAAGCAAAACCAGGTAATAAAATTGTTGCAATGGACTTGACAACAGCAGAGGTTTATGTTGCGGCTGTATTAGCCAATGATAAAAACCTTCAAGATGTTTTTCGACAAGGAGGCAACTTCCACTCTACAATTGCTAAACTAGTTTTTAATTTACCTTGTGAAGTAGATGATGTAGCGGAATATTACTCAGTAGAAAGACAACAAGCTAAAGCTGTTACATTTGGAATAATGTATGGTGCTGGTGCTTATAAGATTAGTGAACAAGTTACAAAGGACAGCGGTAAGTATTTTAGTAAATCCGAGGCAGAGGAAGTTATACGAGATTACTTTACAAAGTTTTATGGTCTAAAGAAATGGTTAGATGATAGAAAAGCTTTTATAAGTCAATATGCATATGACTTTTCTTATTTTGGAAGAAAGAGAAGGTTACCTAATGTTAAATCAGATAATAAAGGAATCGTCGCACACGAGATTCGTTCAGGAATTAATTCTTTAGTTCAATCGGCAGCTTCTGATATTAACTTACTTGGAGCAATAGACTGTCACAATCAACTAAAGAATGTAGACTACAAAGCAAATATTTTTGCACTTGTGCACGATTCAATACTTGCAGAAGTAGAAGAGGCAGGAGTTGATAAGTATAAAGAACTGCTCAGAGACTGTGTGCAAATAGATAGAGGATTAAGCATACCCGGTTGCCCAATAGGGTGTGACTTTGAAGTCGGTGACGACTATAGCATGGGCAAATTTGAGGAGAAATATCTATGAAAGAGATGAAGTGGCCAGTTATAATATCCGTCTGTATGGCAGGGATAATATATTATGCAACACAAGATACTCCTCGTCAAGCAAGAGTGCAAGGGTGTTATGGAGAGTGTTATGAAGAATATAAAAGAATTCATGGCTCAGTAGTAGAAGAACTAAGAGTACAACAATTAGCTGCTGCAGAAGACCCCTTCTCTTCAATACGAGGATTATGGAGTGGTTGTGCTGCCTGTCATGGTTCAAATGGAGCAGGTGGAATAGGACCAGCGATTGCTGGTGTAGAGATTGCTGATATGCTTAGAGCATACAGAGCAAAAGAAACAAGAGGACCTCAATCAGTAATGATGTGGGGCCAAGCGAGTCAATTAAGTGACCAAGAAATTGAGTTACTAAGTAAATTTACAAAGGAGGAACTATGATTGTTACAATTTATGGTAAAACCGATTGTTTATATTGCACTAAAGCAAAACAACTAGCAGAGATGAATAACTGCGAAGTAGAATATTTGTTGTTTGGAAAAGACTTTACTGCAAAAACTATGTTAGAAAAATTTCCTAATGCAAGAACATTTCCACAAATAGTAGTAAATGGAGATAGCATTGGAGGGTATTTAGAGTTAAAAAGCATATTAGATGAAACCTGAACAATTAGAGTTCCAATTGAATAAAACACAAGACGCAACTCCAGAGGAACAAAAAGAGTGGCTAGAAAAAGAACTCATTCCGTATGGAGAAGCTCAATTAAAATTTATAACCATTATGGCAATAGTACAGTTATTTACACTTATATTTATGTTAGTTGCATTTAAGGTGATTAGTCATGCAATTGAATGATGTAAGATTTCCACTTTTTGTTCTTCATGATGAATGTGAGGAACAAGATGGTTTATTGTGGTGTGATGGAATGGTAGTTGATGACCGTAATCAAAAGGGAGATACTCTCGGTAAAAGAAGATTACAGTCACCACATCAATTATATCCACTAAAAAGAATGATAGAGGATTTTACAGCATTAATTAAACATAGAGGTAATAACTATGTAGATACTAATGGAAAGTATTTTCGTTACACTAAATCAATAAAAGGAGATTTAATTTGTCATAAGATTAAGAAAACAGAAAGTAAAAATATTGGAACAGTAGTATGGCTAGAGGGTATTCCTTCTGCCTTCACAGAGAAAAGACCTTTACCTACAGAAATGAGATATGCAAGAGTATTATATCTAGGTAAAAATCCTTTTCTTGTGTATGACTATTGTACAAATAAGAAAAGAAAAACATGGAGAAAAATATGAATAAGTTCAAAGCGCCACCAAATATAGCAACATTCTTTTTAAGAATACCGCTATCGGCTATGTTTTTACAACAGGGATTAAGTAAGTTACCTGTTGATGGAGCAGTTGCAGAGGCCTGGGGATTACCGTACATTGTATGGTGGTTTGTTACCTGGGGAGAGATTGGTGCTGCGATAGGACTTATGGTAGGTGGAGTCATAGGATTAATACCTTGGAATCATAGACACTTTTTTCTGTCACGAATAGGCAGATATTATCCTAGATTCAGATTGATAACTGAAGAACTAGGAGATTTTATTACTAGATTTAGTGGTATTACTATGACTTGTGTTGTCACAGGAGTTATATGGCTTATGAGCCCTGCAAGTCTTTGGGACGTAATTTATAAAGATTATCTACATGTAAGTTTATATGTAGGTGGACTTTATTTTGCATTGAGAGGTAATGTAAGATGAGGCATATAATGGAAACACCTATCTTTGTAGGACACAAAGCATTAGATACAAAATTAGTTGATATGTTTATTGAGAAAGGAAAAGAGCTTGTTATACAAGAAGCAGTAGTAAATCAAGAAGATTCAGTACTAAAAGATAATTCTTACAGACAAACAGATGTTGGATTTTTTCCAAGAGGACACATGGTAGAAACAATTATCAAAGCGCTAGTAACAAATGTAAATGATATATCTTACAAATGTGAAATAACTGACGCAGAGAATATACAGTTTGGAATCTATAGAGAGGGATATTTCTATAAACCACATAGAGATTTTGACCCTAGCTGTCCAAATGTTCGTAAATTATCAGTAACCGTTCAACTTTCTGACAGTCATCACTATGAAGGCGGTGACTTTAGACTTTGGGATTTTTTCGGAAATGAAGTTGCAGACCCAAAGTGGAGAGATAAAGGTACAATACTTATCTTTCCGTCTTGTTTAAAACATGAGGTAACACCAGTTACCAAAGGCACTCGTATGTCGTTAGTACAATGGTACATCGGCCCTGAGTGGAGATAAATATGGATTTAATAGAAAAATTAGAAAAAGGCATTGTTTTGATTACATTTGAAAGTCTAAATAGTGGTAAAATATATAGTAGAGAGTATACTCTCAAAGAAGAGTTTTTACCCACAAAAATAGAACATCAGTCAGGAGACAAAGTGATTTGTTTCAATGTAGACTTTCAAAAGTGGGAAGATATAGACATTGCTACTATTCGCGATTGGAAAGTTGTTGAATGAAGGCAGTTTTACGCAATCGCATTTATATGGAGGTATCTCCCAGTCAACAGGTAGACGTAGATGAAGAATTAACATATACTCTTCCACCTCGTAGACCTGGTGACCCTCCATTCGTAATAAAAAATATGGGAGTTATTAGAAAAGGGCTTGTTACACTTCCAATAGGAAGAACAGATTTAATACCTAGTGGACATGAAATAGAAGATAAAAGAGTGCTTTCCCCAATCGAACCCTTATCGTTTGGATACACACTTCGCGCCTCCCAACAAGCCGTATATAGCGAAGTGCTCGACTCCTGCATTATTAATGCTTGGGTTAGTTGGGGAAAGACTTTTACTGGATTAGCGATTGCTAATAAATTAGGACAAAGAACATTGATTGTTACACACACATTACAATTACGCAATCAGTGGGAAAAAGAGATAAAAAAAGTATTCGGGGTCGATGCGGGTGTAATCGGCTCTGGAAAATTTGAAATAAAGGACTTTACTGTCGGAAATGTGCAGACATTGTATCGTCGAATTGACGACATCAAAGACAAGTTTGGAACACTTATACTTGATGAAATGCATCATGTAAGTAGTCCAACATTTAGTCGTATTATTGACGCAAGTCATGCACGATACAAAATTGGACTCACAGGAACGATGGAGAGAAAAGATGGTAGGCATGTAACATTTCGTGACTATTTTAGTAATGATGTACACAGACCACCAAAAGAAAACTTTATGATACCTAGTGTAAAACTTATAAAGTCTGGAATAAGATTTCCAGATGGTGCTCATGCGCCGTGGGCTAGTCGTATTAATGCGATTGCCTACAATCCTGAGTATCAAAATCAGGTGGCACTACTTGCGGCAAATTATGCAGCATTGGGTCATAAAGTACTACTTGTAAGTGATAGAGTTGATTTTCTAAGAGTCTGTCAAAGACTTATTGGGGATAATGCAGTCTGTATCACAGGACAAATTCCGCACGAAGAGAGACCTGCACTACTCGCAACACTTGAACATGATAAAGATGTGTTGTGTGGTACACAGGCTATATTTAGTGAAGGAATTTCATTGAATGCGCTGAGTTGCCTAATTTTGGCAACACCAATAAACAATGAGCCTCTCTTAACACAGCTTATTGGAAGAGTAATTAGAACACAAGAAGGAAAGAAGCAACCTGTAATCGTTGATATACATCTCGAAGGTAATACCGCAAGGAGACAGGCAAATGCCCGACTCGGATATTATATGAAGCAGGGGTACGATATTGAGACGATATAAGCATGGAAAAATACTTCTTGACAAATGGTTAAAATTTTGATATAATGATAAAATATAATTGGAAAAGGATATATAGAGCAACTAACGGGAAAGTTCGTGATATTATTACGGTGGTACATTCCCTTACCTATAATCTTCAACCAAGAAATAAAAGAGATAGGCTTTACAAGTATTATCAGAAAGACTTTACTGGACAAAGTTTCTTACTAAATCCAGAAAAGCTATTTTTACACCGAGAAGAATACGAGGATATCGAGATTGCACAGTATGTAGGTATTGCATCGCAGCGGTCTTATGCCAACTATAAACTCAGTAAAGATACCACATTAGACCTTTTCGAGTACGACGGAAAGGACATTATTTTATATAGTAACAGACTTCTAACAGTAAGTGGTAATCGTATACACTTTAAGTTCGAAGACATTAAGGAGTAAAAAATGGCATTGACATTTAATCAATCTAAGGGCGAAGCCCAAAAAAGCAAAGTGAAAAGCTATACCTATGTAGACGGAGATAATCAAGTACGTCTAGTAGGAGATATATGCTCAAGATATGTTTACTGGCTAAAAGGAGAGAATGACAAAAACATTCCTATGGAGTGTCTTTCCTATGACAGAGAAAAAGAAACATTTAATAATCTTGAGAAAGACTGGGTCAGAGAATATAATCCTGACCTAAAATGCACTTGGTCTTATGCAATACAATGTATTCATAATGGCGAATTACAAGTTTTTAATTTAAAGAAAAAATTATGGGAGCAAATTAGAGTTGCTGCTGAAGATTTAGGTGACCCAACAAACGCAGAAACAGGTTGGGATATATTCTTTAAAAGAGTAAAAACTGGACCTATGCCTTACAATGTGGAGTATCAGTTACAACCACTAAAAAGTAAGCCAAGAGCATTAAATGAATCAGAATTAGAATTAATTAAAGATTTAAAATCCATGGACGACGTTCTTCCAAGACCTACACCTGACGCTCAAAAAGAGCTTCTTGACAGACTAAGAGAAGGTGCAGGAAACTCAAACAATGAGTCTATTGAGGAGGACTTTGCATGATTGGAATAGGAGATACATTTCCAGATTTTGACTTAAACGGAGTAGACTGTGAAAACACAATTGCAGAGTTTGCTATGAGTGAAGTTAATGGCTGGTCAATATTCTTCTTTTATCCAAAGGATTTCACTTTTATTTGTCCTACTGAGATAAGTGGGTTCAATATAATAGGTGATGAAGCCGAAGTCTACGGTATAAGTGGAGACAACGAATTTTGTAAACTTGCTTGGAAAGAAAGTAATGAACAAATCGAAGATATAAACTTCACTTTACTAGCAGATTGTGGATTAAATCTAGCAAAAGAATGCGGAGTAACAGACGGAAAAGTTTGTTATAGAGCAACTATCATAGTAGACCCTAAAGGGGAAGTTGCTCATGTATCAGCTAATAGAGATGATACAGGAAGAAATGCAGATGAAGTATTACGAACCCTTCAAGCACTAAAAGCAGGTGGACTCACAGGCTGTGCTTGGCAACCAGGTGATAACTTCGTTGTATGATTCTTTTTACCGCTGATTGGCACATAAAGTTAGGTCAAAAAAATGTTCCGTTACCGTGGGCTTGCTCACGGTACGAACTTTTTTACCAACAAATACATGACGCCATCAAAAAACATAATATAACCCTTCATATTATAGGTGGAGATTTATTTGATAGAGTTCCATCTATGGACGAACTCACTCTGTATTTTGACTTTGTAAAAGGTGTTAATGTACAGACTATTATATTTGATGGTAACCATGAAGCAACTAGAAAAAATAAAACATTCTTTACAAATTTAAAAAGAGTGACAGAAGAACTCAATCCAAAAGTAAAGGTTATAACAGAAACTTTTTATCTTCATGATTGGGCTATTCTACCCTATGCTGACTTACACAAAAAAGACAGTATAGAAGATATAGATGATGTAGACTATCTATTTACCCATGTGAGAGGAGAAATACCACCACATGTAACACCAGAAGTAGATTTAGAGAGATTTGATAAGTTTAAGACTGTTTTTGCAGGAGATTTACATGCTCACGAGAATACTCAACGAAACATAGTATATCCTGGCAGTCCTATGACAACATCTTTTCATAGAAACCTAGTAAAGACAGGCTACATAGTGATAGACCCAGATTGGTCTTGGACTTGGCATGAATTTAACTTGCCACAATTATTAAGAAAAACTGTGAGTAACCCAGACGAAATGGTACAAACAGATTTTCACCATACTATCTATGAATTAGAGGGAGATATGGGCGATTTGAGTAATGTACAAAACTCAGATTTATTAGATAAAAAAGTTATAAAAAGAAAGACAGA